AACCTCGCCACTTGTGCTTATGCGGACCTCCTCGGGGACCTAATGCAGGACGGCGTCACACACCGGGAGTAATGCTCCGGAGGAGCCCCCAAAGCCCAGTTGGTTGCAACAACTGGGGTAAGGTCTGCTTGCCAGTGTCGGCATGGTTAATGGGCTTGCCCACTTGCAGATCGGTACATGTTACCCGAGACGGGCTCTCGTACTAGCCCGGGCCTTTCGACTGGCATTGATAGTCGGACGTGGTCCATCCCCTACATACACCACGGCACCCGCCTGACGGGTGTAACCTTAGTGCGGGGGGAGTGACGGCCCTAAGCCGTTGCATACAAACACAAAGATGACGACCTATAGCAACACCGTGGTTACCGCTGTGGAGTTATCCAGGTTGGCCGTTGCTCGGGTTGTGACCTCGGTCACCGCCCTGGCATGGTCCGTCGCTGTGGACGCGGCCCCTCCTTCTCGTAAGGAGTTTGGCTCCTGGTACCTGCCGTCTTGGCCTAGTTGGGACCTCGGTTTCGACTGGGCTGAGTGGTGGTACGCTGGAGGCCGGTTCACGGTTGTGGCGGATCGGGCGGTTCGTCATCCTCGGGACTTCACAGGTCCTGTCATCTTTGATGCGCTTTTCCGTCGCTGGGAGCTCGTGGCGACAATAACCACAATAACGACTCTTCTCGCGGTTCTTGTCATTCGGAGGTTGTATGACACGAACCTTAAAGCAGCACCCGGGTCTCTAGGGATCTGGGAAGACCTACCGAGGAATTTGCCAGGTTCCTCGTCGTTTATCAGTGCAAAGGACCCGTCGGCCCCGGGGAGTCCTTTAGTCTGGCCGGGAGGCAGGCATGTACCTGTCTCGAGCGTTGTGGCAGCACAACGGCTCAGGTGTCGTGCACGGTGGGTCCGTGCATTGGAAGCTGTACTTGGTGGTAGGGACGGCGTAGTCGGACAGTTCGTGAGAGGGCGGTGGACCCCAGACCTCCCCTCTCAGGACTTGGACTATCGCGAGAACTACCTCCTCGCCAGTATTCCAAGCGGCGCAAGATGCCTTGGTGGAGGTGTCGCACAGGGGCTTAGTGCCGATGACAAACCCCACGTCTACCTGGTTTTGGACGTGGCCGGTGAATGTGTTCTGGTTTTTCCAGAGTTATTGGCCAAATTACGCAAGTACTCGCTGTTCAGGCGGCGAGACGACGATCTCCTCGGCGCGCTTCGTACACGCGCCGTTGAGTGGACTAGGGACAGGGTCACGCACCTTGTCGGAGACGTAGCAGTTGCCGGAGCTGTTGCGTTGGCTATGATGCCTAGTTCCCATGAGCTTTCCAGCCAGAAGCTTGTGGATCGTGCGTACCGGTATTCCACTCTACCTCACGTCCTCGCTTAGCGGGGCCCAGTCATAAGGAAGGGTGTTTGTTGGGGAGACGTCACGAACCTCCTCGACAATCATGCTGGCACGTTGGACCTGTCTTCCGTTGATTGGGGCACTGAAGAGTGCACGGGTGGTAGGACTGAGATGAGGACCCTGGTTGTGCAGGATGTGTTAGGCGGTTTTGTCCCGTCCTGTCACGCCAGGTGCCCCCACAACGAGATCGCGGCGTTGTTGAAGCGATCTCTGGCTCCCCTGCCAGTCCAGGCGACGTCGCCGCTTGGCCGGGATGTCCTGTCTTGCTTCGGTGAGATGAGGCGTTTCGCGCGGCGTTACGTGGATGGAACTTGGAGCCATCTCCAAACTGCGGAAAGTTATAGTGGCAGTCTCCGCAGGCGATACCTGGAGGCAGAGAGGTCGTTGAGGGTAGATGGTCCGGTTGAGCCGTCGGACTGGTACCTTAGACCTTTCTTGAAAGTCGAGAAATTCAATGGCGAGAACAAGCTGGCCAAGCCTAGGCTGATCTACCCAAGATCGCCTAGGTACAACTTGGACTTGGCCACTCGGCTGAAACCGTTTGAGCACTGGCTTTGGGGACGATTGCGTGCTCAGACGTTCTCCATCGGGGGTGTAGGGAGAGTTGTGGCCAAGGGGTTGAGTCAGAGGCGACGAGCCAATTTGATCAAGAGGAAAATGGAAAATCTTGATGGCTGCGTTGTTTGCGAGGTTGATGGTGCTGCCTTCGAGGCTCACGTCTCTCGTTACCAGTTGGTGGAGGAGCATTCGGTTTACAACGCGGCTTTCCCCGGCGACAAGGGATTGAAGCGCTTACTGGATGCCCAGCTAGTCCTTAGGGGCCGGCTACATTGTGGAGCGAAGTTTTCGCGGGAAGGAGGTCGCGCAAGTGGAGACTTTAACACAGGCATGGGAAATTCCGTGATTATGCTTGTGGTGGTTATCGCGGTGCTTAGGCGCCACAAGATACCGTTCGACGTGCTGGTCGACGGCGATAACGCTTTAGTCTTCCTGCGCGGCTCGGATGCCTCCCGGGTATTGAGTACCTTCGCCCATGATGTCTTAAACCAGTCTGGCCACGAGATGACGCTCGAGGAACCAGTCACCGTCCTGGAGAAAGTGACCTTCGGTAGGTCCAACCCCGTCTTTACGGAGGGGGGCTGGACCATGGTGCGTGATTGGCGTCGGGTCGTGTCCCAGGCGCTGTCCAGCCATATCCACCTTCGTGAGCCCCGGTTTCGAGCCGAGTGGGTCAGGGGGGTTGCCGCTGCCGAGCTTTCTCTTGCGCTGGGGGTGCCTGTTTTGCAGGCTTACTTCCAGAACCTACAAAAACAATGGGGCGGTCCGGAAGGTGTGCGAGCTCATCCGCACACCGACCTCTTCTTCAAGGGCGCGTGGTTCGCCACCTCTGACCAAGTCAAGCAGGTTTCTAGTCGGGCGAGGTTGTCATTTGAACGGGCGTTCGGTTTAGCACCCGACGACCAAATTCGGATCGAGAAACAGCTAGTTACGAAACAGGCCTCCGGGCTCTGGATTAGAATAGCTGAGACCGAGTCAAATTGGCAGGCCCTCCCGCCTTCTATCGCGGAACCTTGGCTTGACCGTCCTACATGTGGTGAGTAGGCGTGCGCGGGTGGTTAAACGGCGGTTCGGGTTTAACCTTAAGCCACCTTCCGAGCAACCTTCAGTTTGATGGTCTGGGCAACCTATACAACTGTCGGGACGGGAAGTGGGGACACAAAGTGCCGCACTCCGTTGCTGTCTCCACCAATGGGCGACGCTGGTGCCCATGAGTCGAAAACCAGACCCCAGGCAGGATGTCACACTGGCTGGGTTGGGAATTGGACCATGTTCCCCCGCATGGGCGCATTGAGCGCTGAATGGGTGCCCCCAACGGGGCCTTCTCTGTGAAATCCTTCGGGTGGGCCTACAGAGATGGGTGTGATGCGAG